AAATAGAAGTTTTAAAGTTTAGAAATGAAAAGCTACACAAGTACAATGAAAAACTAATTGAAGAAGTAAGATCTCTTCGATCTAAATTATATATAAAGGAGAACTAATGATAAGTGAACTATTAGATAAAACATTACTTGAAGCATTGCCTTTGAGTGTAAGATCGCATTCAGCGATTGCGCGTTATGAACCTAGTGTAAAAACATTACGTGACTTAGTACAAAAACAAGAGAGAGATTTATTAAGAATACCTAACTTTGGAAGAGTATCTTTGAACGAAGTAAAAGAAGCTTTGGCTTCTATGGGTTTAACATTAGGTACAAATCCTGATTCCATACCTCCAACAATGGATAAAATTACTGAGGATTTTACTTATAGTATAATTGGCCATGCATCTACAGCTGCTTCTAAATCTTTAGATGTTATCTTGCAGAAAAAAGAATGGGCTTACAATGATATCGAAAGACATTTTAGAACTCATCAAAAAATAATGAACACCTACAAAGAATCATTACAAAGATTACATTTGGATAAGGAAGATTAATGATCACTGGAGATAGCGCCGAGTATAACTTACTTGCAAAGTGGGCCGATCAATTAAGCCCTCGAGACTTTTATTTAACTGTAGAGATAGGAGTTAGAGAAGGTTATGGCTCTGATGTTATCATGGAAAATTTAAAGAACCGTCCTAACTTTCATATCGGTATTGATCCTTACGGAGATATTATTTACGATCACGTCGATATGCCTCCAGGTACAATTCCTAGATGGACAGACTTTGAAGGTAATCTATTGTACAATGATGATGGGTCTTACAAAATACCAACGTACCCTAACTCTATGAAACAGAATTTTTTAGAAGCGTTCAAGAAACACGAAAATTTTATATTGTTTCAATTAGAAGACCAAGAATACTTTAATGCGTTTGGTAATGGTGTACCTATTTATTATAAAGGAGAGAAAAAAATTATAAACAAATATGATTTTGTTCATTTTGATGGACCTCATACTACTGTGGCTGTTTTAAATGAAGCTTTATTTTTTGCAAATCGTTCTAATCCTGGTGCTAGATTTGTCTTTGACGATGTAGATACTTATGACATGAAACATATTACTCAAGCTTTAACCTACTATGGTTTTAAACTATTAGAAAAAGGTGGGAAAAAAGTTTGTTTAGAAAAAACAAATCGATTGGTTTTATAATGGGGTATAAAAATCCTAACGACGAAAGACGAATACAAAAGGATTTTGAATACATGAACTCGGAACGAGGATATGTAACAAGATGTATAACTGCTAAGTTCAAACCTAGTTATAAAAAGTATGGTGGACATACCCCTAAAATAGATAAAAAAGAATTTTGGCGATTGTATATGAATCATATTATTAATATGAAAGAAAAATTTCCAGGAACAGATGGTAGAATCTGTAGGTATTGTGAGCAGCCATTTACATTTAAAGCTAGACGTGGAACTAGAGGTAAAGGGTATCAAGGACGTAGGGGACAAATAACAACTAACTTTAGTATAGATAGATATGACCCGAGACTAACTTATATGACTGATAACATTGTCTTTTGTTGTGTGTCTTGTAATGATAAAAAAAGAGATAGTAATCCAAGTGACTGGTTAAATTATTTAAGAGTCGGATTAGAATTTAAACGTGATTAAATGTGAATGTAAAAAAGATGCAGTTATTGTTGAAGATAAAAAGTATTATTGTGCTGATTGTTATATTAATAAGTTTGTCCGGGTGCGTAAAGGACTACGACCTAAACCCTTGGACAACAGTTTTAAAACATACATTGAAAGGAAGTTATGATAAAACTAAATAAAAAATTTTATTACCCGACATCGACTCGGAAAATAATAGATGGTAAAAGACATTACCTGGTGGGTGACGAAAAGTTACCAAGTGTTACAAGTATATTAAAGGCCTGCGAAAGTGAGGAGAAGAAAGCTTCATTGGAGGCGTGGAAAGCTAGAGTAGGAGAGACTGAAGCCACAAGAATCACGGACAATGCTGCATCGAGAGGGACTCTTATGCATACGGTTCTTGAGGGACATCTCTTAAATAGACCGGTTATAGATCTAACGCCGGAAGGACAACTAGCCACGAAGATGGCAAGACAAATCGTGGACCAGGGATTAACAGGTAAGCTAGAAGAATTGTGGGCAGCTGAATGTGTTTTATTTTATCCTGACATGTACGCAGGGGCCAGTGATGGAGTCGGAATCTATGAAGGCAAAGAAGCCATTATTGATTTTAAACAAACTAATAAACCAAAAAGAAAAGAATGGATTGAAGATTATTTTTTACAACTAGCAGGATATGCTATTGCCCATAACCAAATCTATCAAACTAATATCCAGTTTGGAATCATTCTAATGTGTAGTAAAGATCTATACTACCAGGAATTTCGCGTAGAAGGCGAAGAATTTAGACATTATGCGAACGAATGGTGGAAAAAAGTAGACCAATATTATAGGCAGAAAAAAGAATGGGAAGAATTAGTTGACAGGGCCGGAATGTAATGATATAGGATATTACATGAAAGGAAAAAATATGAAAAACTACAATGTTAAATACACGGTTAAATTTACCAAGCAAGAACTAGAACGAATATGGTATGTTTTTAATCAAGAAGTAGAAGACCACAAATGCAATATAAAAAACGGTGCCACGGGTTATGAGGGTTGTTTATACGATGCCAAACTAGTAGTCAAAAAACTCAAACCTTTAGCAAAAAAATTAGATTTATATTGTGAGGTAAGATGAGAAAACTAATTACATACTATAAGGGTAAAATTAAAGACTACCCTGGAGCTGAAAAAACAAAGGTCAAGTATCCTACCATAGATTTAAAAGGAACTACCTTTTGCAAAGCTAAAAATTGTGACAATCACTTGTATAAAAACGAAAGCAGTAGCTTACCTGGATACTGCATGGACTGTGGCTAAAATACAACAATAGTGTGGCATTTATGCCACACTTTCCCTCCGGGCTAGGGTAAAAGCCCCTATAGACTTTTTTTGCTAGAAAAATTTTTTTGTTTTTCAATTTACGAATCGTGGTTACAATGGTTACAATAGGTTTCAAATGACTATTATTCGCTAATATCAACAGTTTTAGACGATATTTTTGTAACAAATCTTGGTTACAATGTGGTTACAGTGGTTACAATGCAGTAAAATCAACGCTTTTAGCATCCCCGTACGCGCGCATATGAATCGAGTTTTGAAAAAAAGTTGCCTAGAGAAAAAACCTATAGGTGTTATACAGGGGTATGAAAAGAAAAAAGTCAAAATATAAACATGCAGTAATAGGTAAAAAGAAATATTATTTTTATTCTATAGAGTGGATTGATCCGTGTGGAGATTCGGGCCATGCTGAAGCTGCTGAAGTAAAAGATTTAAAACCTGCAAAGATGATGACTCAAGCTTATGTTTTTGATAAAGATAATAAACATGTTTGGACGTTTGCTTCTTATGATACTGAGTCTGCAGTCTTTTCTGATCGTAATGTATTTCCTAAATCAATTGTAACTAAAATGGAAAAGGTTAGTCTTTAACTTCTTCTACTGTTTCTGCTTCTGCATCTATAATAGGTTTGTAAGTTTTTAAAGCTTTCTCTAACATTTTATCTAATTCTGCTTCTTCCATATTGTCCAGGTCCTTGTGCAAATGTAAATGATTATTGTTTTGGAATCCGGCAGCTTTACCTCTAGCTACTTCTGCATTTACTGCAGCGCTCCAGGCCTTTGATTGTCTTGCTTCATCTCGCAGCTGCCCGAGTTCACTGTAATGAGATTCTTTTGTGACATCATATTTTTTAATCTTTTCAGATTTTAATCTGCCTATGTACTGACTAACTAAAGGGTAGAGAGTTGGGTTTTGAAGCTTACTAGCAGAAACATAGGCAGAATTGGGATCATAGCCTGCCGCAATTGCACATTCAGTGGCAGTCTTCCTGCCCTCCTCGGCAACAACTAAATTGGCAAACTTGATTTGTTTTTCTGTAAGTCTCTTTGGTAAACCCATGACTTGCAATATAAGTTATTTTTGATATATGTTCAAGCATGGTATCAGGAAAGCTATTAAGACAGGCCCTAGACAAGTTTATGAAATCGCCAGTAGCCCAGGAAGCAAGAGTTCAAGTGTGTTTACCGGACGGAAAATTTTACGACATCAAGGACATTAAATTAATGGAAAACAAAATACTTGGCGTGCGTGAAACTCATAGATTGGTAATGACATTGTATACTTCGAAGTGGAATATGGGTGAAGTTATTAAAAAAATTGATTAGCCAAAGAGCAACACACTTAGCCTAAAAAATGATTAAAGGTGAGACTAAATTTTGGCATGAAATTAAAGCGTTCAATATTAAAAATAATTGCAAATTATCATTTACACGCTTGGAAAATAGTGCTGCACACGGGACTCCTGATCTATTGGGGTATAATAATTTTGGTCACTTTTTCACTGTAGAATTAAAGCTAAATTTGGCTAAAAAAATTCGATTCTCTCCGCATCAAATTGGCTTTCATTTGACTCATCCGAACAATAGTTTCATCATGCTAAAGACCCTCGGTCCTTTAGCAATAAAACTTTTTGAGGGAAGGTTTATTGAAGATTTAATTAAGGGGAAGGCAGATCCGTGTGCCACGGGTATGGAGTCAAGTCTTAAATTTTTACAAAACGTTTAGCGTCCTACATATTATAGGACAAATGTCAATGGACAAAGTGTCGCGGGCCGAGAATAGAGCTTGTGGGCGGGACCCACCCAGGCCTGCGGCCTGTGGCTTGCGGCCTGCGGTTCATGGTGCGTGCTTGCGGGCGGGACCCTCCCTATTTTTTATTTCTGCTTGAGGGCTGGTGGAATACAACCAGCCCTAAGATTTCTAATGTTGACCATAAGAAATATTTTTAATTTTTGGATTCCAGCATCGTCTACAGTCTAGACATTGGCCGCCCTGTTTAGGTGCTGGACATGTTGCCTTCTTTTTAACCACCACTGTGGATGTATTGGGCCAGCTTTTAATTGGTCCCTGGTCCACCATTGGAGATGATAATCTAATCGTTAAATTATCAGGCTTATGTTTTAAATATTTTTTTACCCATGCTTCCTTAGTTGGCATCCAATGCATTCTTGAAGGCGTCAACCTACAAACGGCAAAAATTTTCTGAAGGTGCTCCAGGTCCTGGACGTCCCCTGAATCGTGCCATCTAAATACATCAGGCTTTTTAGAATTAATTAACAAGGCCATGGCCTCGACCCATCGCGGGTCTTTAATTGCTCTTAGTCTCCGATATTGTGCATCTTGTACAACTTTAAAAACGTAGCAACCTTTCAGAGCGTAACAATTGTTACAAACGCTTCCTTCCTTATTTTGGAGCTTGCCGCCGGTGTTGCATTCTTTAGCTGGTATACCAATTGACCAGCCGGGCATCTTGCCCGGCTTGCTTAGGCCTCCAACTAATTTCCAGGCCTGGTCCGTGTTCATGTTCGAACCCCGAACTGTTTTATATTCGAACCTTCACCGGGGTCACCGGCTTGCGGGGTGATTTCTACCATCTTATTATTAATGCCGCCTTTATGTAGAAATAATTTAAATGGTATTTCTTTTTTTTCTTTACAATTTGTTAACCAGTCCAGAGCCTTGTGTTCTTGTTCCTGGTCTAAGTTTTCAAATTTCAATATTATTTTAGTTATCATATTTTAGTATTCCTTTCATGAGTCTAATATAGGATATTCGGGGACAATGTCAATAGATAAAAATTTTTATTTTCAGAGAAGAGCGTGTGGGCGGGACCCACCCCGTGACTTGTTGCTTGTGGTTAGTGCTTGTGGGCGGGACCCACCCTAAAAAGGCTTGCGCCCGAAGGCGCA